CTCCATAAGCGTTCCATTTATAGTCTGGAATCTCGACTTGTTGTGGTTTTTCGATACCACAATCGCTACCCTCTCGGTGTAGTCCCGCTAGTGTTTAAGTGAACTAGACACTTTCATTTTCGTGATTTTAACGTGTTGTCATCACGGCTACTAATTCTCGCCCTAGTGCGGCAGCGCTGTCATTTTACGTGTACAGGCACGACATGTAAATGTGTTCTAGCAGTTTATCGTCTTGCTAAGGACGTGTTAGATGAAGAAGCCCCCTCGTCACCGAAGTGACGAGGGGGCAAAATCATGCACCATTCTCGCAACAGTGATCTGTTGCGAGAATGGTTGGTTAGGGAGCTTCATTGGGTGTGGTGGTGTAGGGTGTGATGGTGAAGTTACCACGGTTATCCCAAATCAACTTGCCTCTTTCAATGGATTGCTTGATTACTGACTATGTACCTACAGCCAATCCATAGAATTTTTCTAATGCTGTGTAGTAGCAATTCTCATTCCAATGTCTATACAGCCTGGCTAACAACATTTATTCACCGTCGATGTAGTAGTGTTTTTCGGACCATTACTCATTTTCGATCGACTCGAATCTGTGCTTGTTGTCAGCGGTGGATGCTTCACTAGCCTTCTTCATTGCTTTTGTGCTTGGATACATGGCATAGTTATTTCTCCACTTGATGAGTGATGTAAAGAAGCTCAAACCTCTTGTCCAACTGGCTTCTTACATCACAAAAGAGTAATTGAGAGCACCGGCAATCTCTCTTATTCTTCTTCTGACACGTGCGTTGAAATCTTACCACATCACCTTATGTGTCAGGTTCCCGTTCGTGTATACACGATCAGGTTTTCGACAAATGTAGAATTGTATGCCGTCAAAATAGCCTTGACGTGATACAAAATCTACATAGTCGAAGTCACGGACGATGATCTCGTTCCCCTTGGCCGTTTGACCTAGACCATAAACACCATAATCAGTACTCTTCGAATAGTACTTTTCCACTTCGATTTTCAATGCAAAGATTATGGTATCTAGGCCGTCGATCATAACGTCATCGCCGCAAACATAGACCGTAATCAGCAAACTCATTCCGAAGAATACTTTTACTGATTCGTCTAAACCGCAGACATGGTACACCAAGAAACAGACGTAGCTTAGAGTTCTTAGCGAATTGCCTAACGTCGTTCTGGTGGGATGTCCGGAGAAAACGGTACCCAAGATTTTCAGGGAGTAGACGAGTAACCGTTGGCCGCCAATGTTAGCATCAGCGTAGGCCACAAACCAGTCATCAGTGATAGCTTCGTACATTGCCTGGAGCATGTCATCAAATATTCCGTACGGCTAAAGCAATTTCTTGAAGATCCTGGAGAAGAGATTGACATCAACTGCTTGAATGAGCTGGTAATTTTGGTGGGAATCGTGGCTACTTCCGTCGTAAACCAACACTTTGATTCGATCCCAACCGTAAACCTGTGCTTTCTTGTTCCTCTCATGTGTTATTTTTGCCGCAAGTTATTCGGTGGAATAACCGCAAGCAACAGCTGGCACGAAATGCTTGACCTCTAACAACACCATCCTGTTGAACCATCCTGCCAAGGCTTTCAATGTTTCCGAAGGTCCCCAGATCTGTCGGGCTCGACCAGCGTACTTCTTCACTAGAGCTAAGGCTTGCTCAGTCCTCTACCATTCTCCAGTCTTGACAAAGCAGTGAAGTACTTTATCAATTGGCTTGCAAAGCAACAACGACATGTAACCCTGAATCACTTTTGTTTTCTTTTCTCCACTATAGTGTTCAACATGTTTTGAAAATGGGTAGTCGTGTTTGTGGTGGCCTAGGATTTTGTCAGCAAGTTAGGCTACAAAGATGTCGGTGAGTTGAATGAACTCGGCGACGACACCGCACTCAGGATACTGGCTTGTCTACAAATGTCTTCCCAGTAGTGCCATGACAGTATTCAAAGGACATATCGAGTAGGTGTGAACAAAGTCGACTTCTCCGGTTATCATGTCCTAACTCTCGTCCGAATACCTTACAAAACATTGCTTTGCACAAGTACAAAATTACCTGTAGTAGTCATACAAAGCAAGAGGTTCTCCATCCCATTCAAACTTCTCCTGTGTTGTTTGGGGCAATCCTTTCTTTCCACTGCAACATCCTTTCTCTAATCTGTAGAATTGAAGATCCTACACATGTGGCCAGTTTCTTTATCGCAATTTTTCCAACTAGTCCTTGCCAAAATGCATTGCGACGGCTTTCTTGGGTTAGTAAGCCGGTTTGTTACTGCAAGCTTTCACTTTCATGAACTCGAAGCTAACAGTTTCGATCTCGGTACGCTTAATCTTGTTGTATGTACCTCCGACCCACCTGTATGGGACGTTTTGGACGGGACAGGTATTAGTCATGTACCCGTTTACGTCACCCCATAAGGTATGACCACCCACATTCCACATTTGTTGATTGACTACGGAAATGAATTGTTGAGATGCTTATTAGGCAATGTGTGAGAGGTAATCAGCATTCAAGTAATTGCTCTAATATCTCAATTCGGTGGCAGCTTAGTAGTAGGTTTGTCCTGCAGCTTCAACAACGGACTCGTACCCACTACTCACCTAACTGTAAGCGTTGGAGCTTTAGTTGTAGGTGGTTTCATACCAGTGTTCAACAAACGATTGGATCTGTGCTATGTTGAGAGAAACATAATCACAGAAATCGAGTGTCAACTGGTTGACGATTTTCACGGCGAGATCTGAAGTGGTGCCTAGATACTCCGAAGCGGTGGAGAAGTCTAGCATGCCGTAGTTGTACATCTACTGGAGTATCCAAAGTGCAAAGTAGATGGTTCCGACGTATTTACCCCAGTAGACACAGGATGATAACCTATGATGGTCATTAGTGTCTTTTAACTGGCCATTAACACGGTCGTCGGCTTCTAACAAATTGCCAACAGATCTATCCTAGAGCGATTTTCTGATCACGTAAATCTTGATAGCATCTGTAACAATCTGTTCGATACGTAAGGTTGGAATGTTTTTGTAGTCCTTAACTGTGTATCTCAACCTTTTATTGCAGGCTGCGAGTATCAAACTTTTGTTGTTGATATCGATTGCAGCAGCAGCAACTGTATCACAAATGATGTCATAATCTCTCTTCAACACTTTGTAATACATCATCTTTTTAATTTTCTTCCCCTCCTCTGTAGCCTGAAAGTACTGTTACAAAGCACCGTCAGTTGATTCCTAGCCCAAAAGACTATGAGCTAATCTAGCCCACAACACCTACCTCTAGTACTTGTCAAGGATGTTGGTTCTGTTCCAACAGATGTTGTATAGGCACCAGGCGAGCATGACCGGGTATAACATATACCTCACCGTGGTCGCGACTACGCCAATTGACATCAGCTTAGCGATGATTCGGCTACTGTAGACGCCGTCCATCATCTGATGTATTTTCTCGGTATCATGGAGAGTCACGAATTCGTAACCACTTGCTTCCTCCATTACCAATTTTTCAGAGCTGTGTATCGATTTAGGATCAAAATCTGTTGTAGGCTCACCGGATATTCCCAGGTAAATAACTCGGTGTAATACATCTCGAACATGCTCATTGATATCGATCGATATCTCTTCATGACATACGAACTTCCCTCCGTCATGGTAAAGTTGGTGCAAGTCTCTTTCAACACCAAGTACGCTATTTTTGTGGTAATAGCCACCAGCCATATCATTCCCTCGAGGAAGATTTCTAACATAGGCCTTACCATCGAGATCGGTGATCTCGAATTTGCCTTCATTGTCGGGATAATCGTAGCTTCCGACAACATTAGTGTAGGCACATCCGCTGATGTATACCTAACACCCTTCCCTGGCGAATTCCAAGGACTGTTACAATACCCCTTCGTACCAATGACAATCGTTTAGCATTAGGCCTGCTTAACTCAAGTCGTACTGTTTGCTGACAGCATTGTCGAGGTAGAATTACTACAAAGTAACATTAAGTATTACCACATTAGCATGTTTGGCGAACTCATCTTAATGTACCTTGTTGTAATATTCATCGTATGAGTAAAGGTTGGGTCTCAAAGCGATGTAGACAAGAGGATTGGTGGTGTTGTCTTTGAAAAATCCATTATCCTCTAACACGGGTATTACTTTGTGGTACTTGGCGCCCGTGTCGATCAGATATCTGAGATTTTTGCGTCTCATCTGACCTAACATTTTCCACAACAGGTAATCTGAGATGGTTCTCAGGCCTGCATGGCAGTAGTGGAATTCCTTGCCCTACACGTCAACATCTTAGACGATCCCCGGGTAGTATCCATCAAACCAGACATCGTGCATTTGTTCACGGAAAATCTGGATGTAAGTACTTCCGTACTTGTAGCCCATTCTCATGGCTTTTAACACTCCATTAGTGTCGATCAACACTTTGGGAATGATTCTCTTCAAGCCATCCATCTGCTTGCCATATTTGCTGTTGACAGTGGCAGATAGCGAGTTGACTTGAGCATTGGGTAGTGTCTGGGGAGGGGCTGGAATGGTTACGGGCAATGGAGTTGTAGTGGGCATGCTATTTGTTTGCATCCTCAAGTTCGTGAAGTACTTGTTCCAACTGCTGTCATTACCGGTAACTGCATGGTTGGTAACCAGATTTCTCCATGCGGTCACCATCATTGAATGACTTGCCTGATTGTAACTGGCTAGAGTCATTTTGAAAGAATCTTTGGGATTCTTGATTGTTTTTGACTGGATTAGGTTGAGGTCACAGTCAAGGAGAGCCACATAGAAGTGGGCACCGTTGGTAATTACCACAGCGTCGGGTTTACCAGAATTTGGGAGGTCATAATGCCAGTCGACCTTCCCGTTCACGATTGTTCCATTACCGCTAACAACACAGACATTTCTTGAGCAAATAGCTTTGTTAGAGAGTAGTGGGAACAAATTCGTCCAGTCGTAAGTTGCGGCTTTCGTTGCAACTTGACCGGGATCCCCTTCCTTGAACATGGGGCCAGTGGTTAGCTTGTTGGCAGCTACGTATTCTGCGTACAACATGGAGAGGTTTCTGTAGGCAACGCTAGCTAGTGCGTCGTAATCTCCCTAGGTTCCGCGAGCTGCTGTTTGAGTTGCTAACGGATTCACCGTGTTTAAGAGTAACCAATGCAATGAACTACCCATTTCTTAAACATCCATAGCGATCCCGAAAGCATCGAAACCGCAAATACCACCACCTCTACAACTTCGGATCACGTATCCATCCTTAACTGAAAGTTACTTCATCAGTTCTTGGAGTACCTCTGATTGATCCATCTTCTTCCATTCCATAGCATCCCTGGTCATGATGGCTCCAGATTTGGTCTGGAAATTGCCCGAGTTGGCACCACCTTTCCATGGATAAGTCCTCTCTTCCTGGCAGTATTGGTTGAGAACTTGAATGGTCTTGTATTAGCTCTTACCACTCAACATCTTCAGTATGGCTAAGAACAATAAGGACTATACGCCGGCATTCAACGCGTAGGAAATTAGTCCGAAACTGCTGTAACTGAAAGGGAACAGTACAGTCATCAAAGCAGAGACGATGGCAGTGAACACCTCTGCAACGCTGGTCTTCCTTTTCAACACGACTTTTAGTATGCTGTTGATGCAAAACAAGCCGCATTGGAAAAGAATTCCAAGCAAGTCCAATCCCATGATAAAGAGGAACATAGGGAACAGGACACAGCCAATGAACAGGTACTTCTTTTTAGCATCCTTAAGAACATCCTTATTCATTGCCCACTCTGAAGGTCGTCCGACGATCGAATTAAGTGGGATTTGGGTGACCAATCCTTTTACACCATAGGTCAAATGGTAAACTCCAAACCAAGTCTGTTCAAGATGGAAATTCAGAGTGAAAAGATGAGCAATCTAGTTGAAGTAGTGACTGCCCATGTCTCTTTGGCTGAGGAACCAGTAGGGGTTCATTACGCCGAGATGGTCGTGGATCCTTCTAAGACTAGAGTCACCGTCTAAGGCTCCGAAAATCAAGGATTTCAAAACACAATCTCCTATTGTGTAATCCTTCTTCAAATCATGGATGAGTACTTACATCCAGTACTAGAACTCCATCCTTGGCTTGTGGAGTGTTCTGCTATTGTAAGCTAAGCATCTTCTTTACAGCTCACCCTTCAAAGTTCTCTTCATGTAGATTTAGGCCAAATCCACGAAAGAACATTTAATGCCGGCATCATCCAGCAGACTACGTTCCAAAGTCCCATCCTTCACGACGAATGTTTGTCCTTGGAGTAAGGAAGCGTAGTTTCTCAGTTTGCTATGAGGTATTTCGAGGACTTCAGTGTCCTTGTTGGTGCAATAATCACCGGTTCTCATTCTGACGACAATACGGTTGTTCTTGTCAGCATCCATAAATCCGTCAGCAAGCAAAACTTTCATTAAGACTACATCGATATGATTTTCCCTAAAATCGATCCTGTCTGTGTAGTCGTCCTCAAAGGTGTCATTGAGGGTCTGAACGACTGATTAATTGAGGTCGTAGTCGACATCTCCTCCAGTAGTTGGCAAAGTCGGACTTTCGTCCTATTTGTCCGTACAGAACTGTCGGAAAACGTCGTCTTCGACCTAGGTACCTTCAACCACAAGCTGTACCT